GAACCCAAGGCGCCCTACATCATGGCTGAGGGTCAGGAGGAGGGTCACGAGGCGGAGTGGGCACAGAGCAACACCCGGAACCTCCCCTACCTCCGTTACAAGCCCGTAAGCCTAGGGGATCAGCAGGCGCCGCCTCCGGCAAGGTCTCAGATCGATCAGGCCGGGATGAGTCTTGCGATGCAGGCTATGCAGGAGGCGGACAGGTTCATTCAGGCGACCACGAGCGTCTACGACCCTTCGCTAGGTCGGGAAAACCCGAGGGACAAGAGCGGCAAGGCCATTCTCGCGCTACAACAGCAGTCCGATGCCGGTACAAGCCACTTCCTTGCCTCTCTGGGCGACGTAAGCATGCCGTATGAGGCTTTGGTCGTCTTGGACCTAATGCCGGCGATCTACGACCGTCCAGGACGTATAACGACCATCGTACAGGGGGATGATGACGAAGCTAAGCACATCATGCTGAATCAGCCCTTTGTGCCCGGGCAGAATGGTGGGTTGCCGCAGGAGGTAATGCCTCAGCCGGGAATGCCTCCTCCGCAGGAAGCCAAGACATACGATCTGACCAAGGGGAAGTATGGCTACGCCATCGATATCGGAAAGAGCTTCCAGACGCGGATGCAGGCTGGTCAGGAGGCTTATGGGCAGATCATCTCGAACGCCCCAGAGATGCTCATGGTCATCGGGGATCTGTTGTTCAGGAACAGTGACTTTCCGGGAGCGACTGAGACCGCGGATCGGATGAAGAAGCTGATTCAGCAGAAGAACCCCAGTTTGCTCGATCAGAACGACCCCGGACAACAGGCACAGGCTGAGCTCGAGGCTGCTAAGGGTCAAATGCAGCAGATGCAGCAGATCATGCAGCAGATGGACGAAGCCTTGAAGACGGACAAGGTCAAGGCTGACGCGGACATCGAAAAGACCAAGATCACCACGGCTGCACAGGTTGAGCTACAGCGGATGAAGGACGCTACGAGTATTGCGGTGGCTGAGATCAATGCTCGTGCCAAGGGTGCGGTTTCCCAGATGGAGGCAGAGCACGCCGAACTGGCGACTGGGATCGAGCAGTCCCACGAGGCCGAACAGGCCGATAGGGACCGTGCTCACGAGGTCGCTATGGCGGCCATGGGGCACCAGAACGCACAACAGGCTATGGCAGAGGGTGCGGCTATGGAGCCTGCTCCTGGTGAGGCTCCGGAGGCCCCTGAGCCGATGGAACCTAGCGAGCCGGCCGAATGAAGGTCACTCAAGGCAACTTCACAGCAGTAGTTGGAAAGGCAGAGGCTGCTCTGACCAACGAACAGGTCACGCGGGACCGTGTTCAGGGTCTAGAAACGTGGGCGAACGCGGTAAATGGGCTCCTGATGCGTGGTTTCTGGGGCCGGATCAAGTGGGTGTTGTCTGGGAGATAATACGTGTTGCATTTCGGATACTGAGGTCTAGAATCTATGGCAATGAGTGATTCTGGCGGGTTCGTCAGTGCGGAAAGCGAAGGCTTTACCGTCAGTTCAAACACCGAGACAGCCGAAGGACTGGCAGACAACCTCGCTTCAGAGGCTCCGGACGAGGTTTCCGAAGCTGCCGCCAAGCTAGGCAAGAAGGGGGGCAAGGCTAGTGCAGCTACCCGATCTGCAAGAACAGATTCGGACGGAAGCGAGTCTGGAGAGGGACTGGAACAGCCTGAAGACGGGGAGGAGGCACAGACCACTCCCGAAAAGCCTCTTGGCAAGCCCAGAGACGACCCCAAAGCCCGAATGCTCGAGGCCACCCGCAAGGAAGCTGAGGCCAAGAGAGAGGCTCGGCGGCTAGCCGAGGAGAACGCGGAGCTCAAGCGTCGGTTTGAGTCCTACCGACCTCCCCAGCAGGAACAGGCGGCCCCCAAGGACCCGAACGCTCCCCCCGACAAAGCCGACTTCGATGACTACGAGGCTTACATCGATGCTCGAGCCGAGTGGAAGGCACGTCAGGAGTGGGCCAGACAGAGACAAGAGGCCGACCGAGATACCTGGGTCAATGCACAGGCCAAGCGAATGGCTGATGCTGTTGACTCGGACATGTCCAACTTCACGGGCAAGATGCAGGCCGTAAAGGAGACCAATCCGGAGCGTATCGAGGCTTTGCCTCCGGAGATGATGGATGCCTTGGTTCCTACGTGGATGCTCGAGCCGGGGCAGACGATCACTCAGCGAAACGTGATGGCTGATGAGATCATGAAGCTGGATCATCCGCTAGAGGTCTTGGAGCATCTGAGCCAGATCACCGAATTTCAGCGTATCGCCACGCTGTCAAACCCGCCTGCTATTACGCGGGCGTTGGCGAGACTTGACGCAAGGTTTGAGGCTGCTACAGCGGCCGTCAGTCCCAAACCGACGATTAGCAAGGCGAAGCCTCCAGTCCGGGCCGTGGCTGGATCGCCTGGTGCCGTTGAGCGAGACGAGGACTCATTGTCTATCGATGAGTTCCTGACCAGAGAGGTTGGTCGGTCCGCTCATCGGTAGGAGAGTCGCCACATGGCGAATACGCTCATTACGCCCTCGTGGGTCACCAAAAGTGTGGCTGCGGGGTTTCTCAACGAGATCAAGTTCGTTTCGCACTTCGACCGTCAGTACGACGACCAGTACGAGATTGCGGGAGCCAAGGTCGGTTTCACGGTCAATGCTCGTATGCCTCAGCGGTTCATGGCGACTCATGGTCAGGCTTTGCAAGTTCAGCCTCTCTTTGATTCGACCGTTCCGATCACCCTCAATGACCAGATCAACACGGCTTGGTCCTACTCTTCGGCTTCTGGCACACAGGAAGTCGAGGACGTTCGGTCGCGGTACGTTCAGCCTGCTGCTGAGACCATCGCGAACGCTTGCGACGTACTGGCATACACCACGGTCATCCGAGACGTTTACTCGTCCGTGGGAACCCCTGGTACGACTCCTTCCACGACTCTGACCTACCTTCAGGCTGGTGTGAAGCTGACGGACCTGGCTGTAGGGATGGGCCGACGGAATGCGGTTCTGGATCCGCTGGCTATGGCGACGATTGCCAACACCAGTTCTACCCTGTTCAATCCTACCGGGACGATCTCTGCTAACTACCGAAACGGGCAGTTTGCGGGGAATCAGCTTGGGGTGGATGGGTGGTTCCAGGATCCGAATGCTTACGCGTTCACCACGGGTACTTTCACGGCTTCGACTCCTCTTGTGGATGGTGCCAACCAGACCGGATCCACGATCAACATCAATGGTTGGGCTTCTGGTGCGACCTTCTTGAAGAAGGGCGACATTTTCACCATTGGTGGGGTGTTCGGGGTCAATCCTGTCTCGTACACGTCCACAGGACGTCTCCAGCAGTTCGTTATCACGGCGGACACGAATGATGCTACGGGTGTTACGGCGACTTTGCCGATTTCGCCTTCGATCATCACTTCTGGTCCACTCCAGACCGTTACCAACTCTCCCGCAGACGATGCGGTAGTTCTGGTGTGGTCCGTGGCTTCTGGTGGTGCTCTGGCGACGACGGTTTCCAAGCAGTCTGTTCTGTTCACCAAGGATGCTTTCGCGTTCGTGATGGCGGACTTGATGAAGCCGAACGGAGGCGCAGAGGTTGCGTCGGTTCGTTCCAAGTCGTTTGGTATCTCGATCCGGATGGTGAGTCAGTACCAGATCGGGACAGACCAGAATCCTACGCGCCTTGACGTTCTTGTGGGCGCGGCAACTGTTCAGCCCCGGTTTGCTGTCCGGATTCAGGGGTAGGAGAACATCATGGCACTCGCTACTACTACACTGTCGGCTGCGGTGGCGGTCACTGATGTGACTATCCCCGTGGTCTCGGCTACGTCCATTGCAGAGAATCGTCTCGTATTCGTTGGCGATGAATGCATGATCGTAGTCAAGGGCTACGTTGCTGGTTCTCTGTCTGTCCCGGTTCTCCGTGGTCAGCAGGGTTCCTACTTCAAGGCCCACGTCCTTGGTGAGAACGTTACTCACGGTCTCCCCTCGGACTTCTCGAACATCGCCATTCCGGCGACGGTACAGATGCCGCTCGTTCGTCCCGTTCGTTGCACTCAGTACACTGCCGCGGGAGCTATCACGCTTCCTCTGCAGGGTGAGGATGCTCGAGCGAACATCGTCGGGTCTACGGCCCGTGCGATGACTCTTGCCAGTCCTACCAAGGATCTGGACTTCTCGAGGCTCACGATTACGAGCTCGGGTGGTGCGGATGGTACCGTCGCGGCTCATACCGTCACTGTGACGGCTGGGTTCGGTGGTGCTGGGTCTGGGTATACCGCGTTGACGTTCGATGCCAACGGAGCCAACGGTGTGGAGCTTCAGGCGCAGAACGGCAAGTGGGTCGTTCTCAGTCTCGTGGATGGTACGCTGACCAAGGTTGCGGTCTCCATCGCGTAGTTCCCAGGGGGGTTAGAGGCACCCTTTCTCTCCTCTAGCCCCCCACTCTTTTTCGGAGGTGTCATGTTCGGTGCAAACGTCCGGATTAGCCCGGAATCGGAGCTCGGGAAGGAACTGGCGAAGTGGGACAAGCCCTACAAGTTCCAGCCGTTCCCCAGGATGCTGTACAGGGCTCGTCGTCGTCCTGACGGGGTTGTTCGGTGTATCGAGGTTGAAGACAAGTTCTTCAGCAAGGGTGATGGACCGGAGATTACTGGTGCAGCGGAACAGTGGTCTGGGGCGAACACCAAGACTGTCCACAACGAGGACGAGCTTCTGAAGGCTCTCGGTACTGGATGGGTCGAGGGTGGTCCTGGTAAGGCTGTAGAGGCTTTCAACGAGCGTGAGAATGCTGTGGCGAAGGAAGCGGCTCATCGGGCTCATGATGACCGGAACATGTCGGATGCGGCCAAGGCTGAGATCAAGGCGGCCGAGGATGGCAGCTTTGACCATGTTGCGGAGGTTCCAGAGACTCCGATCCGTCGTCGTGGCCGTAAGCCTGGGAGCAAGAATCGTCCCAAGCCCGCAGTCAGTTCGGAAGCCTAGATGCCCACCGCTACTGCTCTAGACCTCATCACAGCGAGTCTGGTTGAACTCAATGTGGTGGCGGCTGGAGAGACGTGTACCGCTGCTGATGCGGCATTGGGGCTTCGTGCTCTGAACCGTAAGGTAGACCAGTGGAAGGCGCAGAAACTTGCGCTGTTCACGGTTACCCGGAGCCTTTGGACGGTGGTTTCAGGGCAGCAGGACTACACGGTAGGGCCTACGGGGGATGTGGACATCTCTCGGCCACAGATCATCGAGCACGTCAACTTCCTCGATACGACCACGAGTCCAAGTCAGGAGTATCAGCTACAGCCTTTGACGGACGACGCATGGAGCCGGGTTCCTCAGAAGGGATTGACTTCGGCTTTGCCTACGTCGTTTTACTGGAATCCGACGTTTCCGTTCGCAACTCTCTCTCTGTGGCCCATTCCGACCTCTGGGACGCTTCAGGGCGTGTTGTACGCCTCTGCCCCGATAGATGAGTTCGCTACGCTCGTCACGGCCGTCTCGCTGCCTCCTGGGTACCAGGAATTTATCGTCTGTGACTTGGCGTTGCAGTTGGCAACGTCCTACGGGCGGCAGATTGATCCGGCCTTGGCTCAGCGAGCCATTGAGGCTAAGCGCATCGTCAAGGCCAGCAACGAGCGCCTCTCTGACCTGTCCTTTGAGCTCGGGGCCTTGGTTCAGGGTGCGTCCGGCATCGGCTACTGGGATATCGTCCAGGGACCGTAATGGACGAGCCCTACTGCCATTACTGCGCGGTGGGTCACCCCTTCCAACCAGGGAACAAGACTCAGCACATCCTGACGGTGGGAGCGATCAAGAACGTTGCTCCGTGCCGTAAGTACGCTCTTCCTTCCAACGAACTCCCGGGGGGGATCATCCTACAGAAGCAGGGACAGACGAGACACGTCTTCTCCTCGGCGCCCGGGGGGGATCAGTGGGATCAGGCTGTTGCTGCTGGTCCGCAGGCTCGTAAGGTTGAGTTCATCGCCAAGAAGCCAGCGAAGCGCAAAAAGGCCAAGATCAAGGCCAAGACTCGGAAGAGGCGCTGATGCCTCCTGTACCTGGGTTCATCGGGCCTTCTTACATCTCACAGGCACTGACTGCTGACAACGAGGATCTCATCAACTGGTACTCAGAGCGTATGGAGAGCCAAGGTGCCACTACGGACATGGCCTACTACCCTACTCCAGGGGTAGACGAGCTCTCCCGTGCTTCTGAGGGGTCAGGACGGGCGCATTTCTTCATGGATGGGCTCGAGTTCTGT